TGGTCAAGTGTTCCAGCGCCGTCGACACCCAGACCGGAACCAGGCTTAACTACACCGATGCTGCTGGCTGTGGCGACTGGAACGTCGGCCGCGATGATTTGCCGGCCGCCGGTGACCAGACCCTTGGCGTTGTACTGAACGACGTGGTAGTTACTAGCTTCGGCGGTGACGGTGTTGTTGATGGCGATGGTGGCGCCGCTCATTGTCAGACCGTTGCCATTAACAACTACAACACCTTTGGTTGTAGTTGTTGCTGTAGGTAAATCGTCGCCAGCAATGGTGCGGTAAGTAACGGCTCCACTTGCTGCAGTGGGGCCAGCTAAAAATTGTGCGGCGCTTGCGGTGTTGTCGAGGGTGGTGTTGATTGTGGCGGTGTCGCCTGTTGCGGATACGGTTACGTTGACGACTCCAGCCGTGCCACCTACAAGTGTGTTAAGTGAGCCAGCGGCTTTAATTGGAGTCCAAGTTGCACCGCTCCACGAATAGACTTTGTTGTCGCCCGTTGTTAGTGCAAGCTGGCCGTTGTACGCGCCACTTGCTGGTAGCGATGTAACAAAATCAACGGTCGACTCGTTGGCTAGTTTGGCTGCGGTGACTGCACCGTCGGTCAGTTCACTGGTGCCGACGCTATTGACGGTGGCGACGGTACCTAGCCCGAGTGTTGTGCGCTGCGCGGCAGCGTCGGCGTCGTCGAGTAGTGCTCGACCTGCGGCGGTCAGACCGGTTACCGCGTAGGTGTCGGCACCAGTGGTGTAGATGGTTTGGTTGGCGCCAGTTGTAAGGGTCGCAATGGATTGCAAACCTGCGTCATAGGCTTGCACATTGGTACCGATGGTCACACCGAGATTGGTGCGAGCATCAGCGGCGTTGCTAGCTCCAGTGCCTCCGTCGGCTACAGCGAGGTCAGTGATGCCGGTAATGCTGCCGCCGGTAATCGCTGTAGATGCGGATGTAATAGAAACAGCACTAAGCGAACCACCTGTAATCGCTACAGCTCCGGCAGATTGCGTAGCAATGCTGCCCAGACCGAGTGCTGTGCGTTGATCGGCTGCAGTGGCGCTGCCAATTACTGCGCGTCCGACAGATGTACACGCAATTTCTTCTACGGTGCCGCTGCCAGCACTGCTACGGCCTAGGACAACATTAGTAGTGGTTGTATTTTGTATTTTGCCGTAGGTGACTGCGCTGTTAGTAATAGAAGTGGCGAACGAGCCTGTGCCACTTCCTGTAACAGCACCTGTAAGTGTGATGGTCTGGTCACCAGTGTTGGTGCCGGAGGTGGTGCCGCTGTGTGTACCACTGAACGTGCCTGATTGGGTGGCAAGCGTTCCGAGACCTAGCGTGGTGCGTTGGGCAGCGGCATCGGCATCGTCAAGTAGTGCTCGGCCGGCTGAAGTGCAAACAATTTCCTCTACATCACCTGCGCCAGCAGTGCTGCGACCCAGTAGGCGGTTGGTGGCGCTGACATCCTGCAGCTTGGCGTAGGTGACCGCACCATCAGCCAAAGCAGCAGTGCCTAGTTTGGTGGTACTGGCTTGGTCGAGTTTGGCGAGGTCGATCTCGCCGTTGTCCACAAGATCAAGGCCGGCGGCAACCAGATCCTTGGCGGTTACTTTTTTGGTCTCTGAAGCCGAAATGTCCGCAATGGGCAGGACATCGGTAGCAGCGACCCCAGCTTTGGGCAGCGCTGTTAGTTGGGTAATACGCTGGTCGGCCAAAACCCGGCTCCGCTAGTGGATACTGCTTGATCCAGTTTAGTCCTCGGATTCCTGCAGCAGGAAATCGAGAGAGCGTTCCAAGAGAATACGGTCTTCGTCTTCTTTGAGGATGTAACCGGAAGGTTCGCCAACTAACAGTTTTATTTCACCGGTCGTTACAAAATCCAAAGTACACGTTATAGATGCGTCAGGACTTACGCTTACTCCTGATGCTGTAATGACAGCCTCAAATTCATAGTACACTGATGATTCTATAGGATCAAGTGCTCTGTCGACGATATACAGGGCTAAGTCGCAACTGCTGCCTATATCTACACGTTGTAATGTTTGCATTAACAGCAAAGGAACTTCTTTAATGCCTGTTGTGCTGTAGTCAAACAAACAGTCGATACGCCCGCTGCCACTGATCAGACCAGCGGCAAACTGTGTTTTGAACTTGTCGCTGAGGGCTGTAGTGTCTACTTGGTCACGTGTTGTATTAAGTTCGTAACTGGTAACATTACCGAGTACACGAGAAACACTATCTCGTAAAGTGATGGTTACGGGAAGTGCTGCACCAGCAAAAGCGGTGACTATGTATTCTGCAGCGCGATTATTGTTGACCGCTTCGTTAAAGGTATCAAACAGGCGTAAACCGCCAACGGCATTGACGTTGACGTAAGCGGTAATGGTGTCTTCAACTGTGGCACTGGGCCAGTTGGACGAGGCAAAACAGATCAAACCCCGTGGATCGGTCGTGGCGATCTCGATACGATCACCGGTGACGAGGTTGTCACCAGAACGTGCCAAGCCGACCCGGTTAAGCGGGACTGTTACGTCGTCCGGGGTGATCTGATCGGCAAACTGACTAAGACCGGCTTGGCTACCGCGCTTTAGTCGAATGTTCCCTGTTGCACCAAGAAAAACAGCCATTATGCAGTAACGACTTCAACAAAGTCACCATCCATGGTGAATTGGATTGGCACGGTACTTAACTCGCCAGTACTGACGCTGACTTGGGCGCTGGTGATGTACGCATTAAATTTGATGTCGTCTGCAGCACCGCCGCCTACATTTAGCTCAAAAAACACGCGATCAGATTCGGTTGCAGCACCGCCTTTCATAATTCGGCTAAGAAGTGCTGTGAACTGCGTGAAAGAGGCGCTTTCGGTGCCTTCAAGTCTGTAGTAGATAAGTGTGGCGCTACCTGTTGCGCCTTTGACTCCAGGGGTAAAGGTATTAACGGTACTGTCAATGGCGTTGGTGGACAGCAACTCAACCGTGGTATCCAACGACCAATCACGGATTTTGGCTACGGGCTTTCCGTCAAAGGTTAGGGACCCGGTACGCCCTGTATAGAAAGCCATGGAAGTTACGTCTGGTGCAGTGCTTCTAGTTTAACGTCGACTTAGGCGACAGCTATCAGCTCGATTGAAACTGAACAGCGGCCGGCGTAAAAGTGCTGGATCTTGGGCTCAGTTTCGTAGCGCCAGCGTGTGCCAGGTGGTGCGTTTAACCCTGTGGTGTTGGGCCAGCCGGTAAAAATTACAGACGGCAGCGTAAATGTACGCAGGGTGCCATAAGTACTATTGTAGTCGTCTAGAAAGAGTTGTCCACTAACGTTGGTGATATTTGTGTAGGTCAAGCTCAGCTTGGCATTGGTGCGCTGACTGCCGTACAAAATGCGGATTTCGGTGCCAGATTGCGCGTTGAAGCGCTTGGTTGGCCAGTCACCTGGGCTGAAGTCGCGGCTGGTTGGTCGTAGTTCAGGAAATGCCATTACTCAAGCACCCGGAACGCGGCTTCGTTTAGCACGTCCTTTGCCACAATGCTAGCTCCGGTGTTGTCAACCGGAACCTCTACAGCGCTGACATTGACGAGACCGTCTTCGTCGACGGTTAGTTGTTCCACTTGGTACATGCCGACACTGGCTTCCACGCTGAGCAGTGTGAACAGGCATCCGTACAATGTCGAATTTGTGACGGCGTTATTTGTGATGGTGATTCGTTGCTCTGTTACAGCGCCAGTGGAAGGGTTGTAGACGAGAGCGTCATAGGTGCCGTTGGCGATGGTTGTGATGCTGACCAAAGTGCCAGCGTCGGTAATGCCGCCGTTGTTGGTGGCGCTGTAGCTGGTGGACTCGGTAATCACACGGATGTAGGAGCCGGGTTGGATCCCGAGAGCGTCGGGGACGGTTTTGAAGCTGACCGTGTGGGTGACGCGGCGGCGAATGCTCAGCAGGAACCGCGCGGTTTTCACTGCTTGGGCGCGATTGGTGCAGAAGTCCGTTAGGTCGAACGCTTGCTGGGTTGTGGAGCGGCTGCCTTCTGGAATGTCCGCCCAGTCCACTAGCGCTGAGGCTTGTGTGGGTAGGTCGTTTTCTACGGTGACGCGCCAGCTCACAAGGGCACGAAAATTGGAGCGTTGGGCAGCATCTATGTACTGCACCTGCAGGCTGTCTTGGATGATATTGCCCGAGGTAAAGATCTGCTCGATTGCAATCGGACGGGTGCTGATCTGGTAGCTGCTGTCGTAGGGCAGCGCCGGCATCATGCCGAAACGGCCGTTTTTGATCGTGAAGTTACAGAGCTGCAGGGCTGCGTTGTCGTAGAGGAATGAGCGCAGGCTGTCGCTGTCTTCCACCACGCCGTCAAAGAAGATCTTGTTGGCGCGTAAGTACTGGGCGGTTGTGGTGAGTGAGTCGACGTCGATCAGCTCTGTAGGGACGACATTGCCGACGCCTTGGCTCTTGCTGGTCAGTAGGTAGTAGACCAGATCTGCGAAAAGGTTGCTGGGTCTGTTGTCCTGCTCAATCAAGCGGTAAACGCTGATACCGGTTGGCACCCAAGCGCGGATTTGACCGATACCGCCAAGTTGACCGCTGGACTTAACGGTGAATCCCAGCGTGGACATGCCGTAGTACTCGGCAAGTGTTTCGTTGGAAATGCACTCGTTGACGTAAACGATCTGATGCTCGGGTCCGCTTTCATTGGATTTGGTCAGTTCCAGGTAGTGGCTGCAGTCTGAAACTTGCGAGCTTTCCTCAAAGACGCGTTCAGCGCTGCTGACTGTGGAACTGTTGACTGTGGATACGGCTTGGACAGCAGTAACAGCAAAGGCAACGTTGACCTCCGAGTAGCCGCCTACTTTTGAAAAATCGTTATCAACATTTACAACCACTGTAAATTTGTGCGATGTATTCCATGTTCCGTTCGCGGACTTTACCGTGAAAGACATGCCGCTCCATATATACGTGCTTCCTTTGTTTGTAGCTAAGTATACATCTCCAATGGTAGAGCCCAGTACGCCGGCTACGGACGTAGCTTTGACAGTAAACACAATTTGCCCGACGTTGGGCTTGTCGATTGTTATGTCAGCACTGTTTTCCTTACCCGCATTGTCACGTGCATAGCCCAGTACAGCAGTGAGCCACGCATTAGTAATCTGTTGTACGCTGCCATTGCTGGATGTGGTGTCGTACTGCGATAGTGCTGATGGAATAGTTGTTTGAGTGGTGGTTACACTGCTGCCTTCTTGTGGATCTGTTACAAGTTCGTCGTTTAAGCGAATGTCAGCAATAGTTATAGTGTCATCGCCGTTGGTTGTGATTCTAAAACCGCCATAGTCTGTGTCTAAATCTATTCCCAAGATGCTGCCAGTATTCGCATTTAAGCGGATAACTCTGTTTGTATCTATGCTGTTGATTGCAATATCCGATCCCGTACGCGGAATAAATCGGTACTCGTAGTATCCAATTTGCTTAGGACGAATGCGGATGTAGTTGTACTGATCGACTGGTGCATTACCAGTCACGCAGAAAACTTGCGGCATCCTGCGCCAAGGCTGCTGGGCTTGGCCATAAACCTGAACTGGGCGTACCCAAATAGAAAAGCACGATGTGCGCTCAAAGTATTTATCCATTCGAGGCGTTGTAAGCGTTATGTCCTGTTCATCGAGCTTATGCAGCGTGAAAGGAGTAGGAATTGCGTTGAAGTTGCACAGGCCGTTGGCGCGGTTCCAGACTTGGCTGCGAAGTCCAATTTCGATGACTTGGGCATCACGCCGCACAGGACGGATGCTTGCCATATGCAGACGGCAGATGTTGAAGAAAGCTGCGCCGCAGTGTTTGTTGGGGTTAAAGACACTACCTTCGTAGCCGCCGAGTGGTTCTTCTACTGTTCTTCTGCCAGGCAGCCCGACAGTTGCTACGCCGGTAATTGCTGTACAACGAAACTCAATTCTTTGTGTAGTTCCTTTTTTCCATATATCTGGACTTCTTTTTTCAACGACCCAAACCGAAGCGCCAATAATCCACTTAGAGCCTATGGCCAACAAATCAGAAGCCCTTGCTCTCCAAGAATCAGCAGAAGCCTTCAAGTCTTTGACATTGACCTCTGTGCCTTTGAAGTCATCTTGATTGAAGTCTTTCCAGTTATTACCATTGATTTCAAATGTTAAGGTATCATTTTCTGCTACCGCCACGATTGTGCGATCTCTTACGTCGGCACCGCCATTGGTTCCGCTGTGCGCGACAAAACCCATGCGGCGGGAGTAGGCACGTCCCACGCCAGGCATCCCGACCTGCGAAATATCCTCCTTGGGTTGATTTGCGTAGAGATGCAGAGCATCAGCATCGGAACCAGCGATCTTGCGGCGGCGGGCTTGAGTTTCTAGGCGTGCGTCTTTATTGTCCGGGCCTTCGGTTGCTGCATAAGGCGCCGAGATGATTTCCCAGTTGAAGCGGAAGGCCGTGCCGTTGTGAATTGGCTCGGCTGTTCCAAACGACGTATCCGCTTGAGGGGTGTAAGCCATGGAAAATCCCTGGCTGAACTGTCCGTCCTCGGTTGGAGCGGTAAAAATCTGGCGGCCAACAGTGCCGCTGGCGCCACCTTGGTCTGTACCAGCAATGCGCCGGCTGGGCGTAGGGCGATTTTCACCAAGCTGGGAGGACCAGTAAACAGCAAAATCGCGGTTGCCGAGGCTGTTCAGCGCTGTGGTGCCAACGCGGATGCCGCCAAGCTGGGGGGCCTCACTGCCGTACTCGCCAGCAACGTAGATGCCTTCAAATGCCTGATAGCTGCCGTAGCTGTAGATGCGGCTCCATACCAGTGCTGGTGCGAGGATTAAACCGCCGGTTAGAGCGCCGTCAGCACCGGTGCCTCGCTTGCCGAACGGGATAGGAATTGGCTGGCCGTATTCGGCAAGGCTGCTGACGTTGTCGAAGCTTGTTGTTTGATTGAAGCGCGTTGGTCCGATTTGATCGGCAAGCTTTTTGCCGCGAATTTTGGCGGGTGTTTCTAGCGCTGGTGCTTTTGGTGCCAGCAAGATGCTGACGGCTGTGAGGGCAAGACCTATAGCTAAATTTATAAGTATTGGAACAACTGGACCATTTTGAATATCGGGAATTCCTGCATACGCGGCAGGACGTACTTGTACAGAATCTCTGGCATGACGCACAAACTCTTTGTATTCCTGTTCAGTGCAACCAAGCGCTTCAATCAGCGCGATCTCATACGGTAAGAGCGGCGGATCGTAAAGCTTGCCACCGGTTTCCAGTCCACGGCGGAAATCAAGTGGTTTATGAATAGGATGCCACTCTGCCATTGGACTCCGAATTCAGGTGGCTTGGCGCCAAACAGAATGATGTCACCATCGTAGATGGGAGCATCCAGAGTGTCGCAGTAAACC